GCTGTTGGATTTACTGTTGTTGTAGGAGTATAACAATTACCTATCTTAAATTATTGAACCCTGCCATTTGGTGGGGTTTTCTTATTAATTAAAACAAAATATTAATTTTTAGTTATCTCAATATGTTAATACTACAACCAACAGCAGGAGAAAAAACAATAACAATAGCACCAAGAAGTGAGTATTATAACTCGCTTAAATCAAGGGCATTGAATGACGGAGGTATTTTTGAGAGCTCTGATTGTTTTACATTAATTTCTGGTATTAATTACTCTATAAATTTAAGACGAGATGGAGATGGTAAGGAGGAGACTATAACAGGTGTTTCTATAGATGGTATTCCTAATTTTACACAGATTAAGTTCTTGCCAACAATATTGCAAGAAGACTCTACTTACTACTTAGAAATAACCAATGAGGGTAATTTATTCTATAGAGATAAAATATACGTAACATCTCAAACGAATACAGAAAGAGAAGTGAATAAATATGAAATAGGTAACGGTACAATCTATAAACCTTTTAGTGATTCAGACGATAATACATACATAATATAATGAGTACAAAGAAAAATAACATAACCAGAGAGTACAAAGACAGCATAAGAGTTGTTAATATGTCTTCTTACCAAGTTCCTTCAATAAAGGAAGTTCATAATAAAGAATGGGTTTCTTTTGGAGATAACAATGATTACTTCGATAACTTAATTGAAAGGTATCTTGATAGCCCTACTAATGGTAGGTGTATTAATGGTATTGTTGATATGATTTATGGTAGAGGATTAGAATCTACTAATTCATCTGTATTTCCTGCTGATTATATTAAAATGAAACAATTACTTAGACCTAGAGAGGTTAAGAGATTGGTTAACGATTATAAGTTATTAGGTCAAGGTGCTTTACAATTAACATACAACAAAGCTAAAACAAAAATACTAAAGGTATCTCACTTCCCTATGGAAACATTGAGAGCTGAAAAAGCAACTAAAGGAAAGATTGAAGCTTATTACTATCATCCATCTTGGAAGGATTGTAAAAACTCAGATAATCCTAAGAGAATACCTACATTTGGTAGCGGTAGCAAAACACAACTTAATGAAATTTACATCTTTAAGCCTTATAGAAGTGGTTTTTACTACTACTCTACTGTTGATTACCAAGCTTGTCTACAATATGCTGAGTTAGAGTCTGAGGTTTCTAACTATCATATCTCTAATATACAGAACGGTTTACAACCAAGTTTATTTGTAAACTTTAATAATGGTATTCCAAATGCTGAAACACAACAATCCATAGAGTCTAAGATAAACCAAAAGTTTTCTGGTAGTTCAAATACAGGTAAAGCTATTATTGCATTTAACGAGTCTGCTGAAACAAAAGCAGATATAGAGGCTATTCACTTACCAGATGCTCACGCTCAATATCAGTTCTTATCTGATGAAGCAAGAGAAAAGATTATGTTAGGACACGGTATTGTTTCTCCTATCTTACTAGGTATTAAAGATAATACAGGATTTGGTAACAATGCAGAGGAATTACGTACTGCTTCAGTATTAATGGATAATGTTATTATAAGACCGTTACAAGATGGTGTTATTTATGGCTTAACAGAGATACTTGAATTTAACAATATACACCAAGACTTATACTTTACAACATTACAACCTATTGAGTTTACAGAGTTAGATAATATCGAGACTAAAATCAAGAGAGAAGAAGAAACTGGAGAGAAGTTATCTGCTGATGAACCAAGTGGAGACTTTTCAGATGAAGAAGGAGAAGACTTGTATTCTCAATTAGAAGGCTTAGGAGAGGTTTTAAGCGATGATTGGAAGTTAATCCATAGTGAGATATACCAAGAGGAAGATGAGTCCGTTAAAATGGCTGAAATCAAGTATTCTGATAAAACATCAAAAGAAGATGATGCTATCTATAAAGTTAGATACTCTTACGAACCAGTTAGAAAGTCTGCTGATAGTAGAGATTTCTGCAAGAAGATGGAGTCTTTAACAAGTAATAAGGTTGTCTTTAGAAAAGAAGATATTAATATGATGTCTTTTAGAGGTGTTAATAATGTATTAGGTCATAACAAACAGAATTATAGTTTGCTAAAATTTAAGGGCGGTAAGAACTGTCATCATTATTGGTCATTACAGGTCTACAAGAAGTCAAGTGGAAGAAAGGTTAATTCTGAAGAAGCTTACAATAAAGGTCTTAAAGAACCTGTCAATCCTTCTGAAATGGGAGAGTCAATGATAAGTAGGGGAGACAAAGGAGCATACCCAAGTGTGTTAAGTAGAATCAGAAAAATATTAGGACAATAATGAAAGCACTATTCATAACAGTAAAAGATTTAAAGGCGAAATCAATCATAAGCGGAAATACAGATGCTGATAAATTGATTCACTTTATAGAGGTGGCTCAAGATATACATATCCAAAACTACTTAGGTGGTAGGTTATATGATAAGATGCAAGCTTTGATTATTTCAAATGAAATGGACTTACCTATCAATTCTGATTATAAGCTCCTTAGAGACGACTATATCAAACCAATGCTAACTTGGTTCACTCAGTCAGAGTACTTCCCTTTTGCAATGTTTAAAATAGATAATGGAGGTGTATCTAAGCACAGAGGGGAAGAGTCTGACGTAGCTAACTATGGAGACATTGACAGAATGATGAGTAAGATAAATGATAGGTCTGAGTTTTATACAAGACGTTTCTTAGATTACATCTGTGATAATAGCACTAAGTATCCAGAATATACCAATAATCAGAATGGAGAAATGTATCCAGATAAGGATGTAGATACTTTTTCAAGCTGGGTTTTATAATGGGGAATAAAAAAAAGACATATAAGACAAAAGAGGTTAACATAGTGAAGTTATCAGTTTTTTATGATAAGGTAAGAAAAGAAACTAAAAAAGATAAAAATGGCAAACGAAATTTACGATAGTACTTGGTGGGGAAACACAATTGATACTGCATCTTCAATAGGTACATCTACTGATATGATACAAGGACAATTCAATATGAATGACAGACAAGAAGTAGAAGCAAAGAAATGTTTAGCTGATTCAATACATACAATAGGAATACAAAATATACAAAATTAAAAACAATGGCAAAACCAAAATTAGCATTAATACCAGCAACGCAAGGAAGCAAGTTGTATTCCGTATTACCAGCAGATGGTGTAGGAGATTTCACTTTTTCAAGAAATTTAACAGCTACAAGAATAAATAAAGATGGACTAATTGAAACAGTTGCAAGTGGTGTTTCAAGATTAAACTATCCTATGATTGATGGCGTTGTAAGTGGTTGTCCAAGTCATTTATTAGAGCCAGTTAAACAAAATGTATTACAAAGAAGTGAGGAATTTGACAATGCTTATTGGATAAATAATGGAGTTACTATAAATGCCAATCAAACTATTTCGCCAAGTGGTGATTTTAGTGCTGATTTATTAACTGGAGTTAGTGGAGGTTTTGGAGTTATTAGATTTTCAACTTGGAATGCAACAAATAAGGTTGCAAGTTGTTTTGCTAAAAAAGGAAGTTCAAATTTATTTAGTATTGCTAATGGAAGTGGTATTGGTGGAGTTACTTTTGATGTAGAAAATGGTACTTTAACATCAATAACAAGTGGTTTTGAGGCAGAAATCGAAAACTATGGTAATGGTTGGTTTAGATGTACTGCTATTGATACTTTAGGGAGAAATGGTACTTTTTCTTTAGGTGTTACGTCAGCAAGTGAAAGCGTTTATATTTGGGGCGCACAATTGGAATCTGACTACAAAACAAGTTATATTCCAACCACAACATCAGCCGTTACTCGTTCAGCTGAAACTGCTATTGGTTCTGGAGATAATACTATTTTTAATGGTTCACAAGGAGTGCTAATGGCAGAAATTAGTACTTTAAATAATAGTGGTAATAAATCAATTTCTATAACAGATGGAACTGCTACAAATATAATAACAGTTAGATATTTGGACTCTCTTATTCAAGGTTTATATGTAAATAGTGCTAACTCAACTACTTATCTAATTAACTATACAGTACCAAATGTAAAAGATTTTACAAAAGTAGCGTTATCTTATCAAAGTGGCTCTTTAAAATTGTATGTTAATGGTACTTTAATACAAAATATTTCTTTAGTTGTAAACGATATACCCGATTGGAATACTTTGCAGTTTAATATTGGTAATAGTACACAAATTTTCTATGGTAACGCAAAACAAGTTCAATACTTTGATGAGGTTTTAACAGATGCAGAATTAATCGCATTAACAACAATATAATTATGAAAATAGGAAAATACCAATTTGACAATAAAGAACAAGCACAAACAAAGATTAATGCTTTAGGAACTGCAACAGATGAAGATGGAAACGAATATCCAACACACAAGCATACAGTAGTTGAATTGGGCAATATAATATTACAAGATGGAGAATATGACGAAGATTGTAATGAAATAGTTGCACCAATATTTTCTACTAATTGGCACGTTGATGTTTTATGGGTTGGATTAGAAGCTGATGAAGATGGTACTATTGACCATCCTTATGGTTGGAAATCTAAAAGTGTTAATATTGATGGAAATGGTGTTCACGCTTTCTTTGGAGCAGACTATGATTCTTTAAAATTCTAAAGTTGGATATGCAAGATATAAAAATAGGAGCAATTAATTTACTAACTTTTACAGTTAGCTTTTCAAACATTGAACAATGGCTAAAAATAGCTTTATTAGTTGTTTCTATTGCATATACTGTATTGAAAATATTTAAGATGAATGATAAGAATGAAAATAACAAAGAACTTTAGTAAGTCAGAATTTGAATGTTCTTGTGGATGTGAAATGCCTTTAGAAGTGTTTCACAATATTCAAAAGGTCGCTAATCAACTGCAAATATTAAGAGATGCAACTGGTAAGTCAATTACTGTTAATAGTGCTTATAGGTGTGTAAAGCATAATAAAGCTATTGGTGGAGTAGATTCATCACAACATATTTTAGGTAAAGCAGCAGATATTGTAGTTAAAGGAGTTGAGCCAAGTATAACATTTGATTTAATTGATTTGTTTATAAACGATTGTGAGATGCTTCAAGGTGGTCTTGGTAATTACAATTCATTCACACATTACGATATACGTAAAATAAAAGCACGTTGGGATTATAGAAAGTAATATGAAGCTATTAAAAGACTTATTACATTTTATAATGTTTTTATGTGGTGCAATAATAAGAATAGATAGTATTAACTATCCTAATATACTAATGTTAATTAACAGAGTAATTATTACAATATTTTTAATAATATGGATATAAACTTAATTTTATTAATGCCAGATGCAATGATATTAGGATGGCAGTATCATAAACCAGAGAAAGGTTTTGAGTTTTCAGAAGTGAATCTATTTTTATTCTTTGGACAAATACAAATACGTTGGTAAACTCATCTGTTTACAATTAAATTATTTTGTAAACTTAAAAAGGTACAATTAAAATGAAAAAGATATTAGATTGGTTTAGCGGTGGTGTAATTAAAGAAGTAGGTAAAGTAATAGATAATTTATTTACTACTGATGAAGAGCGTATAAAAGCTAAAAACGAAGTATTTAAAGTACTTNAAGAACAACAATTAGAATTACAAAAACTACANACAGAAATAATATTAGCAGAAGCAAATGGTAATTGGCTACAAAGAAGCTGGCGACCAATANTAATGCTTTCTTTTGGCTTTATAGTTATTTATGTTAAATTTATAGCACCTATGTTTAGTTTGCCTATACCACCTTTAGAAGACCAATTCTGGAGTTTACTTAATTTAGGTATTGGTGGTTATGTAGTTGGTAGAAGTG